TCTGACCACTGGGGAACTTGTACCCATAGTGTAACAGCAAATAAAAAACTAAACAAGTGTACCATGTGCCCTGCGGATTTCGCGAAGTTCCTCAAAGTTCTTTTGCTTGGTTCCACCATCATACTCCCAAGCGTATCCCTCGTCAATCATCTGCTCATTGAGAGATAGTTCAGAGTCTCCGATGTAAAGCCAACCGAGTAATCTACCATACTTACCCATACCACCAACAAGCTCAGTGCGGATAACAAGATCGTCATCCCCACTAATGGCACCATCCAACTTCTCTTTGAGCCAATTCGTCGCATGGATACCTAACTCCTTTTCTTCCAGGTCCCTCGTCCTCTTCTCTGGCGTATCAACGCCTGCAACTCTAACTCTTTCTTTCTTGAATAAATCAAACCCAAGATCAATGGTGACATCAATAGTGTCGCCGTCAACAACACGGTTTATCTCAACTACTCGGAAGTTGTAACACGACTTCCTGCTTGGCGGGGTCATTGCTCCCATTTTTTAACTCCTTTGAATCTGCGTCTTGTGGCAATGCAACAATAATTCCAATAAGAGCTACTGCTGCACCAATGACAGCAGATGCTCTTTGAATCCAAATCTTGTTGTCTATAACTTGTTTTTTAATTTCTTTAATTTGTTCTTCAGTCTTATCTATACGACTATGAACCATCTCAATTCGACGAATAGCATTCTCTAGAGTACTGTCCATTACAGCAATCTTTGTATCCTGTTCTGCGTCTTTATTTGTCAGATCGCTCATCGTCCAACTCCTTGAATGCCATACTCATAATTGTATATATGTAGTAAGCAACGCCAGCAAGGAGTATCAATATGGAAATGATAATACTCCAAGTTACATCGTTAGTATCAGCAAGAGGTCGCAATATTAAGTTCATTAGCAATCATTGAATTCGGAACCAATTTCAGAACCGAGTTCTGAACCTACCTTATTACCCAGAAGCATTGCCCATCCAGATGCTAACCATCCAATATAAGGAATACCACTAACTGCAGGGACAACTAAACCAGCACTAATTGCGGTTCCCGCCATCGCACCTTGACTTCGTGCGCCAGCGTCCGCCCTGATGCACTCTTCGCTTTTTGCAAGGGGCTTTCCCTCAGAGTCTAGCGTTACAGCACCTCCTATATTGCGAGTGCCATCCATGGTATATTGGTCACTGCGAATTTCACGACGCATGTCAGTCGTAGGACCAAACAGTCCACGCTTATCTTTATCAACCATCAAAGATTTAGTTGATTCTAATACAGTAGGATCGTTTGCCTTGTATTCAAAACTGTAACCATTTTTTCCAGACTGAACCTTAAACGAAGAATAATCACCGTCTGGAAAATTGATAACAGGGTATTGTGGTCTATTAAGAATATGTCCTAAAATACCGATATGAGCAAAACCAAATAATGCTCCCACTGTCAATGTCGCCCACTTAATATTCATGGCATCACATCTTGTAGGAGTCGTCTGACTTTGCTGGTCCGTTTCCGATTTGGAGTGGTGCTTGCTCAATCCTAATCGTTTGAGCAGGGGCAGTTTGAGCGGCGGCATTGATCAGTTTCTCCAGATCAGATTTGCTCACACCACCTGCAGGGGCACTACCACCATTACCATTCTTGTTCTTAGCAGTCTGGACCCCGAACGTAGCTAAAACCCCAGTGAAGACGGATGCTATGAATGTAGGATCGATCTTTCCTTGAGGGAAACCAGGAATGGTTACATAGTTAAGAGTAAGAATACCACCAGACCAAACAAGAATACCCAAACGAACAAAAGTTGAAAGAATGGCTAGATGCTCCTCAGAGTCACCAACCTTTTCTTTCAACTTTCCAATAGGTCCTTTTTTCTTTTCTTCTTTTACTTCTTCCTTCTTTACTTCTTCGGGCATGGTAAAAGGGGTTAGGCAGCTTTATTTAGCGATAAACCCCTTCTCAATCAACCATTCACGAGTCATTGGTGTTGGATCGTAGTCAGTCCACATCGTTCCACGAGCACAAGACTCAAGTGCCTTAGCAGTCATACCCTCTGTATGTCCTGCCCAGTATGCTTCTTTTTCCCAAGGAATTGCCTCTGGTTGAAATGCATATGCACTCTTTGCAATCTTCACATACATACGAGGAACTTCTTCTTCGTTCATGATAATAGCGATGAAGTTGTTCTTGATGCTGCCTGCCATACAGTCTTGAGCAGCGTGCCATCCTTCATGACGCATCACTGACATCATAGTGCCAGGACGACGCATATGAGCAACGTTCAGAAAGAAGTTATTACTCACAGTGTGATAGACACCACGATGACCGACAGGGAAGTATCGTTGGTCTGCTAGAAAAACCCTAGCTCCGACCTTATTAAGTGATCGGACGAGAGAGTCAAACTCATCAGCAACAATACTATAATCAACGTCAGCCAGGAAACTATCCTTGTTGAGGTCAGTAACTGTTTTGAGTTCTTTGACATGATCGGTGCATTCCCTAAGTAACATGCATCCCTGAGCGTGAGGAGTAAAATACTCATTCTCTTTGATAGGATCTGCCAATACTGGAGCAGAGATAAGTGCTGCTGCCAGTGCCATCATAAATTTTTTCATTTGTTGTTAATACTCCATCCATTACCAGAATTCCAACCACCAGGTCCTTCCTGGAAGTTTTCTGAACCACCTTGACTTTCTTTCACGGTGTTCCAGTTGCATGTAGCCATTTCATACATCAGTTGATGCATACTACAAGGTTCACCACTATATTCCCTACGCTTCTCTTCTTCCTCTTGCTTAGCAATAGTTTCCTTTTCCATGTAGTCCAGTTGCTTCTCTGTGCGCTCAGGAGCAGGACCAAACCATTCATCATCTTCTAGGTAAGCAGGAGCAGGAATGCCTGTCCAAGTACCTTGTGCTTCTGGACTATAGAATACATCTCCTAACGTATCACAAGGGACTGTCTCTTCATCAATCGCACATTCAACAGTCTTTTCTTTTTTTGGTGAGAAGAGTTTTTCAACAGTGTCTTGAGCGCCTTTGACTAGTTGTGAAAATTTCATTGCCAATGATAGTGATAGAAGTTTCCTTTAGGATGGCACATTGGGTCTTCTGATGCCACACGGTATTTTAGCATGGACTGACCTTTGAAGTCAGTTCTACCGTTTAGAATTCCTGACCATTTAATAATGTTTGCTTTACCTTCTGGGGAAGAAAGTCGTTTCAAAAGTTGAGGTTTGACCATGATCAACCTTTGAGTATATATACCCTCATATTGTCCAGAAGAATACACAACATCTTTCACAGTTCCTGGAAACTTTGGTGAAAGAACTCTATTCAAAACAGAAGCAGCAACACAGTATTCGTCAGCAGTGTTTGCTTTTGCTTCTACTTGAACAACTTTTGCAAGGTTGTAAAAGTCTGAAATAGAAAGTGATAACAATAAACTAGCAATCATAATTTAGTTTTCCCTGTTCAGGAAAGTAAGTTCTGTAAAGGTGGGACGCTTCTACGTGTTTACCAGACTGAGTAAGTTTCTTGCACTCTGCTAGTATTCGGTCTTTAAATTCCTTTGAAGGTCCGTGAGTGTTAATCATCCGTTTCTCCTAAGTACTCTAGTGAATAAACGTCATGGTATTGTGTATCGGGATCTAACCATTCGTTGAATTCACGCTGAATTGCAAAAGCATCTTCATCTAACTTGGATGCACAGAGAGTATGTATACGATCAATTACCCACTCATTCGTTGAGTGAAGGGTTTCTTGTAAAGTTACCATAGTCTTTTCGCATATAGCGCCCAAGGATGTTGCTATTATAGTACGCGGGACTACCGTCGTCAAGAGCTTCTGACAAGACGTTGTTTAAGAATAGTTGTTTGGTCTCTTCGAAATTACAAGTTCCTTTCGTTTCGTGTAAACTTAGTATTTCTCTACTGAAGATCCCTTTGCCAAATAATTTAATATCTTCTTTCAATTCTGGACAAGAACCATAATACTTCTGCCAATCAGATTCTTGTTTTACTTTTCGTTTTTTACCTGGTGGTTTTCTAAATGACCAAAAGTACTTTCTACCGATGTACTTTTTGCCTGATTGTAAATTTGTAATGAGATAGACAAAACCGAAGTTATTGTCAATATTCTCAGATAAAAAAGGTGTTCCCTTAAAATACCAGGGGTTCTCATAACTCATACTATAGAATCATATGAGCTATTATTTATCTTTAATCGGAACAAACCTAGTCTAATTAAAAAAGGGGGTCTTGTCAACCCCCTGTTATTCAGACTCCTTTCAGATGTGGTGCTGCCACATACAAAGGTTTGCCAGTTACTTTATTCTTCATACCAGCCTTGTAGTTCTGATATGCTTTGGTGTTACCCATCTTATCAGCATTGGTAACAACGTATGCTTCAACAACCTCTTGGACATGTTCTTGGTCAAGTTGCATCATGATGTAATGTGCCTCTTCTACGGTCTCTGCGTGCCCCTCAGAGAGGAGATAGTCGAGAACGATATCATAAGAGTCCATCATTCTCATTCTTTGACGACCACTTCTATAAGATGGTTTAGCATCAGCAGATTTAGCCATTGTCTCTGCTTTTGCTGCTTTTGTGATAGAAGCAAGTTCTGCTTTTCTA